GCAGATGTTACAATCAACCAAGGCGGTAACTTGGCGGCAAAGATTCTTGCGAACAACAGTCAGACCTTGATGACAGTATATACGATTCCTAAGAACACTACTGGATACTTGCTGAAGTTTCAAGGTAGTGCAGATAAAGACACAGACGTGAAGTTCAGGTTGATGGCGCGAGAACCAAAAAGAGTTTTTAACATCAAGGGACAGTGGGGTACTCGTGCGGGTAATGCAGCAAACTACGACTATCCGGTACCCTTAGTTTTTCCGGAATTGACCGACATCAAAGTAGAAGCGACCACCGGTGCATCGTGTGGATGTGGTGCAATTTTTGATTTAATACTTGTAAACGACTTTTAATTTTGTATAAATAATATGTAACATTGGTAGTGATTGGTAGAATTTGTCTCTGACTTTCTACCCATTTAGTTTTGACAAATGGAAGAAACCAACAGGAGATTACGATAGTGGCTAAACCACTTGGCTTCAAAGACTTTATATCGCCGGATGATACTCAGAAGGCAGACGACGAACTCGCGTATCAGGCGCGGAAACGAAAGCGGTACACCTCTTCTGAGGCACTGAGTCTTCAGGGTCGTCGCGCCCTTGCCCGTGCGATGAAGAGAAACAAAGCGAAGATCAAGATGGGTCGCAAACGTGCGGCACAAAAGACCGCAACTCAGGGTAAGATAGTCAATCGCGCCCAACGACAAGCAAGAAATATTCTTTTCAAAAAGATCACTAAGGGAATGTCTCGTGGTGATCTCAGTCCTGCGCGTCGTAAAGAGATTGAGAAGAAAGTTGCAATGATGAAGGGCAAGGTTTCTGCGCTTGCGCGAAGAATTATGCCCGATGTGAGAAAGGCTGATAGGAAGAGATAATGACACCAGTAGTACCATCATTTAAACAATACTTAGTTGAAGAGGAACGCGAAGCGTACTTCACGTTCGGGCGTATGAATCCGCCACACATTGGTCATGGTAAGTTGATGAATGTTATGTCTGCAAAGGCAGGTAAGACTCCGTATAAGATTTACCTATCACAGTCACAGGATGCTCGCAAGAACCCTCTTTCCTTCGAACAGAAAATTAAGTACGCTCGTAAGATGTTCCCCAAACACGCACGGAACGTCATCATGGACAAAAAGATTCGAACCCCAATGGACGTTGCGTCTAAGTTGTACGAACAGGGATACAACAAAATCAACATGGTTGTGGGAGAAGATCGTCACGCAGAATTCACAACGTTGTTAAATCGTTACAACGGACAGAAGGGTCGACACGGTTTCTATAACTTCGAGAAGATCAATGTCATTTCATCGGGATCACGTGATCCAGACGGCGATGCTGAACAGGGTATGTCTGCAACAGTCCAACGTGAAGCCGCAAAGCAAAACGATTTCACAAAGTTCTCTCAAGGACTTCCAACCAACATGTCAAACAAGGATGCGAAGAAACTGTTTAACGATCTTCGCATTGGTATGGGTCTCAAAGAAGTAAGAGAGTTCAAGAACAAAGTAAACTTCGAACCCGTATCTGAGACTCGCGAAAAGTATATTGAAGGAGAACTATTTAATGAAGGAGACGAAGTCCGAATCAGATCTGGCGAAAGAGGGACTATACATCGCCTTGGGACTAATTACGTTATTGTTGATCTTGGTGAAGGTGTTCGCAGATTTTGGTTAGATGATGTGGAACTGGTTGAAGATACAATGACTGATATTCGCAACTTTTTTGATCGTCACATGAACAAGAAGAAGTACGAGAAGGCGGTTCGTCTGTTCCTTAACATGCGTAAGAAAAATCCTGGCCAGTCAAACAAGATGTTGCGTAAGGTGGGTCAGATGACCGGTCTGGACATTCGTGAGATCGATCGAGTTCTCCGTGACATGGTCAAACAGGGTATAATGCCAAAACATCTACTCAACTATCCTTCGATACAGAGACCCGTCAGCGAAGAGAATCAACCTGAGTGGGGTACGCCTGCATCAACTAAAAAGGCAAAGAAAGTCACGCCTGGCGAAGTACAAGAAGACGAAGTCAAGTTCGCGAGAGATCAGATTGCCAAAGAGTTAGAACGCGACAAAGAAAAATTCAAAGACATGGTCGCTCGGGCGAGACTTGCTCGTGCACGTCGTAAAAATCGAGAAGCAGATATAAAAGATAAACAGGAATCGAAAGGGAATCCTGTTGCAAAGAACCTGAACAAGTTCAACAAACCCGCAACGCACAAGGATAAAAAGAAAGATGCGAAGCGTGGATACGTCAAACACAAGGGTCAACTCAATGGCGGAGATTAAGTTAGAAGATCTACGCAAGTGGTTCGGTAAGGGCAAGAAAGGTGATTGGGTTCGAGTCGGTACTGACGGAGAGATCAAGGGACAATGTGCACGAGAGCCAGGCGAAGGTAAACCCAAGTGTATGCCTCGTTCGAAAGCACATTCAATGGACAAGAAAGATCGTGCGTCATCTGCACGACGAAAGAGACGCGCAGATCCTATGGCAGATCGGCCTGGAACTGGGAACAAACCCATTATGGTTAAGACAGATAAAAAGGAATCAGTAGTGTACGAAGACGTTAACATGAAAAATGTTGATAAACTCAAGGCCGCTGCGAGAGACTTTGGTAAAAACAGAGACATAAACTCCAAGTCAATCGAAGATGCATTGATGACGATTGTGCAGTCAATGAGGGTTTTGGACAAAAGCACTTCTGGACGAGCTGATGTCAAACACGAAAAAATTATTGATAAACAAATAGTTCGAATCAATAACATCATCAACAAAACTAATTATGGCAAAACGGGTCAATCAGAAGAAGGTAAAGAGATAGTAAAAATTCTCAACAAACACAAACTCAATGGGCCAAGAGGGTTCCACAAAGTAATTTACGAAGGGATAGAAATGAACGAAAGAAACGCCGGTAAGTCTGCGACCGGATATAACATCTATCACGATACTTATTCTGCGGCAATGCAACACGCATATGCTCATGCTAAGAAGAAACATGGTGTAACTGTACGTCCTAGTGAGATTGACGATAAAGTTGCAACGGGCCCAAAGAAACCTTCGACTGGTAAAACCGTATCACATATTCTCAAAACAGACAAGAAACAAAACCTTCACGTTCAAGTATACAACACTGGTCGCAAGTACGAGTTGAATATGTACGTTGAGTCGGTCAACGAAGCATCAAAAGTTCCCGCAGGGATGAAATTCATTGCTTCCTATGTTTACAAGGATGCGAATGGTAAAGACCATACTCACCGTCATCTACGCAAAGGCACCAAGATGACTGACCCTGTTGTTGTTTACATTGACGATAAAGAATGGAAGACTTTTCAATCATTCACCAAGGCAAAACAAGCAGCCATCAATCACATCAAAGGTATGAAGGAATCAGTAGACATGAACGAAGAAACTGCGATAGCGCACCAGACACCTTATGGTACTGTCACGGCATATAAGAGAGACACAAAAGGTATGCGTGGCAAACAAGACGGATTCAAGTTGACACTCAAGACTAAGAGTGGTAAGACTGTCGATCTAGGTAGTCATCCAAAGCCAACAAAAGCAAATGTCATGTCAATCGTCAAGAATGTGATGCAGAAAGAGTCAGTCGAACTAGACGAAGATAACAAATTCTTCTTCGTGAGAGTGGGTAAGCCCGGCGACACCATGACCGTCAAATATAAGGCAAAAAACTCGCGTGAAGCATTGAAGAAAGCGAAGTCTCGGCATTTTGGCAATCCAGTTACACTAGACCCGAATCAAAAACAGGGTCGACCTGTAGGCCCATTGGAGTCAGTCGATCTCGAAGAGAAGAATGTGCCAACCAACCCTGCACTCTGGGCGAAGTTCAAGGCACAGGCAAAGGCAAAGTTTGATGTTTATCCCTCAGCGTATGCTAACGGATGGGCTGCAAAGAAATACAAAGCAGCAGGTGGTAGTTGGAAAAAGGAGAGTGTTGAAATGCCAGAACAAAAAACTTTCTGGGACGTTCGTGAAGGTTCGTGTGAAACCATGAACGCACAGACCAAGAAAGATGAGAAACCACCCTTCAAACCTACTCGTAGGGTTGGTGTGAAGAAAGATCGTTTCGGTAATGTCGTCAAGGACAAGAACCGTGCGAAGCATCTCGCGAAGTTGGCGATGCGTGGTGAAGGTGTGAAGAAAGCGGCAGATATGTTTGGTGTGGCGAGTCAAATGAAGAAAGGTCGTAACCCTGATGCTAAGGTTGGTGCAAATAGACAAGCAAGACGCGATGCATACAAGCGAGATCTTGCAAGACGCGGTATAAAGAAAGAGTCAGTCGAACTTGGTGAGAGAAAACTCGATGTAAGGAATCTCGACGATCAGGAATTATTTAAGAAAGCAGTTGCAATTGCTATGGACAAATTTCCCAAAGATAGGAAGCGTGCAGAACGAGAGATTGCAAAACTCGATCGTGGACAAGAGTTGTTAAGGCATCAAGTAGTGCAAACTGCTCTCAAAAGAGCACCTTATCAGTAATGAAGACATTTAAAGACATTCGAGAAGCAGTCTCTCCTGCCCAACAGGCAGCGATTGCAATCTCCAAGAAAGAACGCGGAGAGAAACCTAAGAACGAACGTAAACTCACACCTGCTGAGTTAAAGAAGAGAGAAAAGGTTGCCAAGGCAATTGAACGGGACAACCCTGATATGCCCATGGCAAAGAAAATGGCTATCGCAACTGCGACAGCAAAGAAAGAGGGTAGTAGTGCACAGTCTCGATTAGATCGTCGTGCGGCGAAACATGGACTAGGTTCTAAGGAACGATTAGACCGAATTAAAAAGGCACGGGATTTTTTCAGTAAACCACCACCCGGCTCGAAGAAATCTGCATAGGTATAAATAAGACTATGAAAACGTTTAGACAACATTACGACGAAGCAACATACCAAGGTAAGAAGGTTACCTTGAACAAACCTATGCCTGGCGATGTTAAAAAGTCAAAGGTCTACGTAGATCCAGACGGTGACGGTAAGGCGAAAAAAGTTAACTTTGGTGATAAGAATATGACGATCAAGAAGAGTAATCCTGCGCGTCGTAAATCATTCAGGGCACGTCACAACTGTGACAATCCTGGCCCCAAGGATAAGGCACGCTATTGGTCGTGTAAGGCATGGTAAAAACAAATGGCCACTGAAACAAATGGATCGCGATTAAATCGCATCGAAGAAAAATTAGATCGAATGTCAGAAGCAATTGTGCAACTGGCACGTGTAGAAGAAAAGATGGGCGACTTGGAAGTCCGTCGCGCAGAGCAACACGAACGTATGAATCGTTTGTCAGAGAAGATTGACAACATCGATTCGCACGTTACAACTTTAGTAGAAAAAGTAGCATTTATGCAGAAATTCGCGTGGGCACTCATTGGTGTTGTTGCGACTGTAGTGGGTGCAACATTAACCAATTATCTTTCTTGACCGGAGAATAAAAATGAACAGTGAACACTTTAAGAGAATGGCAGAACTGTGGGCGGAAGTACAGGAGAAGAAGACTCTTGATCCCGTAAACCCCAAGGCTGTCAAAAAGAAATTTGATGACCGAAAGGACAAGGACATCGACAATGACGGAGATGTAGATTCTTCAGATGAGTATCTGCACAAGCGTCGTAAGGCGATTGCGAAGAACGAAGCCAAGGACGAAATGGACAAGTGTCCAGAATGTGGTGGATCTATGGAGAACCACGAACCAGACTGTTCTCGTGCGGAAAAGTCTGACAAGAAAAAGTTGGAAGACGACAAAGATCTTGACGCAGGCAATTCTAGGAAGGCACTGAAGCACGACTGTGCAACACACGTTACATCTGAACAGTGGGGTTACGGTGAGTGCATATCCGGTCAGCACACACTCGTAGAACAGGAAGATGGCACTGGTGTTGTAACTCACTACGACGTAATGTTCGAACACGGTATCGAGATGGATGTCCCCGTAGAGTCTCTGACAATCATCGCTGAGAAACATCATATGCACGCTCAGAAGAAGCATAAGGTGAAGGAAGCAAAGCAACCTAATCAATCTGGTGCAAAGGCAGAGAAGATGCTTGACAAGTTCAAGGGTAAGGGTGCACAAGACATGGCGAAGGACAACAATCTCGAAAATCCTAAGCACGCCGAAATCACACCTGAAGAGGAAGGTCACGACGACGCATCCAAGGCAGGACGTGTAACCAAGCAGTCAAAGGCTCGCAATGGTGACAACTTGACTGTAGGAGATAAGACACCACCTAAAGGGGGCAAGTAATGGCAGCACCTAAGAACTCAGTACCAACACCTCGTGGGTGGGTACATGAAAGAACAGGAGAACTATTGAAGGCGCAGAAACTATCTGCGTCATTCATTGCAACATGGCACGGCACTGCACAAGGTGTCATGGTTGAACCAAAAACTCCAGCAAAACCTGTTACAACTCCACGTAAACCTCGTGTAACAAAGAAGATGGTCGAAGAGACATATGCACCTCAAACTCTTCATGAAGCGCCTGCGGATGAGAAATTCATTCCTGCTTCAGAACATAACTACTTTGCTACAGAGATCGAAGGGCCTATCGGAGATCCTGAGTAATGGGTGAAGAACTAGAAAAGGCAGGATATCACCCCGCAGACGTAAACGGGGACGGTAGTGTGAGTGAAGAAGAGTCTCGCATGTATCTTGAGTTCAAACGTAAAGAACTCGAAGACGCAGATGCAATGCGTGACGCACAACGTAGCATGACATGGTTCGCACTGTTCGGACTGTTGCTCTATCCGTTTGCGGTTGTACTGGCAGACGGTGTTGGTCTGGATCAAGCATCAAAGATTTTGGGTGACATGGCTGCAACATACTTTGTATCGGTTGCCGCAATTGTCGCAGCGTTCTTTGGTGGACAGGCATATTCTGCTAAAAAATAACGACAATATCTACGTTTCTACGTAATACTACGTATTGAGATCGTCCACTGCATTATGGTATGATTATAAATAGATACGATCTTGACTGAATTAAAGGATGATTTCAATGCGTTATTTTTTTATTACATTACTGTTTTTATCGACCAGTGCGTTTGCACAGGACAACACACCTACAGATCCGGCAACACCACCCGAAGATGTTATTGTTACGCAGTCTACGACAGACAGCACGGTGACTACTAGAACGGATTCTACAACAACTCTCAAGTCGCCTCCCGCTTCTGCGATTACTCCGACGATCAATACATCAAACTCCGATCTTTGTACGTTCGGTGTCGCGGGTGCCGTGCAGACTCAGATACTTGGTATTTCTACCGGTACTCAGGTCACCGATGAAAATTGTGAACGGCTCAAGAATGCTAAGGTCATGTACGATATGGGGATGAAGGTAGCTGCAGTAAGCATCATGTGCCAAGACAAACGGGTTTTTGACGCTATGATGAACGCAGGAACGCCATGTCCATACGATGGAATGATTGGTGAAGATGCAAAACAAGCATGGGAACTTGCAGAGATAAACTCTGAAGACGAAGACGAAGGAATGTCAGATGGAACTAAGACAGCTATTGGGGGCGGCGGTGTTGCTGCTTTGCTCCTCGCACTCTTACTCTAACGAAGTATTTGGTGTAACGCAGAACGCAACCTCGTTTGGTTATCAGTGGGTGATGTCACAGATCTTGCCTCAACAGGCAGGATTGAAAGTCAACTCAGTGATTTATCAGTACACCACTGTCAAAGAAACCGAAGATGACATGTTAGTTCATATTCAAAACGAAAATGCTCTGGGATCTGGTTACATATTCCGTGAGACCGATGATTGGTCTGGTATACCTGGCAATACAATCAGTAAAGATGTCGCGGTACCACTGATTGAGATCGATTACTGGGGACTAGGATCAATAGAAGTAGAAGGTAAGGGTGAAGTAATTGACGCAGAAGTAAAGTACGGTTATCAGTACGATCCTTGTTTTGACCCACAGACAAGTCCAGACTGCCCCGGCTACGTAGAACCCTTCGCGTTAGATTTACTTGAACCAGATGTTATAGATCCGCTCGACGATGAGTTTGTCCAAGACGAATTAGACAGAAAGGCAAACATGCGAGCGCAAGAGGAAGAAGAAAAACGTAGACAGCGAAGAAAGATTGCTGAACAAGTTGAGGAAGATGATGAACGATTAGAACAACTTCTTGGTATAGAAATTGCATCAAACGAATATTCTGTGGAGCAGTCTGCTCTACACAACAATCTTATGGCACTGCGTGGTCTACCAGTGGCATATACCTATTCTATAGATGGGGGGACGTACAAGGATGTTGTTGTACTGCCGGATGCAGAACTGCCCAAAAATAGAAGAGCATTGAGCGTGGGCTTGGCGCAAGAACTTAGGCACCAAGAGTTAGTTAATCTACAGTATGCAAAGTAAGTAAGTAACAAAGGGAGAACATACAATGTTCAATAAAACATTTATATTATTAGTTATGATGACCTTTGGTTTAAATGCATATGCGAGTACATCTGTTCCTGTTTCAGGATCAGTCGAGTCCAAGTGTGTTGTTACACAAGACGTTATTGGCGTCTATGGTAACCCATTGCCTGGCGTACTTAGCACTGACCCAGCTGACGGTGGTGTACGCCCAGTTGTGCGATTTGACGTGGTTCAAGCGAGTTACTATACCGCGAAAATCACTCATCCTGATTCTTTCACTGAGAGTCCCGCACTATCTGACGTTGTATACTGGACGGGGTCTGCTTCGGTAGATCAAGTATCTGACGCTGGTATGTCCTCTTATGACACCGACAAAGTAGAATACAACAACGTGACAGAATTTTTCTTGACCGTTGCAGGTTCAACTTGGTTCAAGGTGGATTCAGAGGCAACCTACGGTGTTGGTCGTGCGCTGCCCGGCGGTAGTTATCAGGCAGCTGTAATGGCGGAATGTATCGCAATCTAAGGTGTGACAATGCGTTATATTATGTTAATGTGGGTGTTCATGAGTGGGTATGTAAGTGCTCATGAGTGGACACCCACATATCCAAAAGCCGAAACATCTCATATCCCCAATATTTTAAAAGTAGAAATGAAGTTGTTCAATAGTAGAGAAGATGTTCTTTACTATGAGATAGGTGTGTTCGACAAAGATTGGAATCCAAAACCCTTCGCATTGATTGGTGGTGAAACCTATGTGAAGGTAGAGTATCAACAAACCAAGTGGTTTGATGTGTTTATACGAAACAAAGATATAGATAGTGTTGTGTATATCTGTTCTAAGTCTAAGTTGTTTGAAGAAGAGTATACCAAACCTATGTTTTTTTCGAGGATCTGCTCGAAATTAAAGTGAGAAAAAATGAAAAAGTTTATTATACTACTATTGGTGTTTGTGAGTGTCGGGGTAAAGGCACAGTCGAGTTCTGTGAATTTAGCAATCCCGTCTTCGCCACAAAGCTACCAATCAGATAGAGTTAGATCCGGACAGTTTGAGTGCTCTCAGGCTATCGGGTCTTCGACTAATGTAGAGTTCGGTGTGGTGGGTTTGATGAATCAGAATGGCCCATATGACAACCGGTTCAACGTTTCTAATGTTGCGGTTACACCCGAAGGATACAATCAGAACGATTTCGTTCGTGACGTTGGTGTCTATGCAAAGATAACAATTCCTATCGGTGCACCCAAGAAACGTCTCGACTGTAATCGACTATACGAATTAGAACTCCGTGCACGAGAGTTAGAGATAAGAAAGTTAGAGATGGAAGTTGCAAATCTAAGAAACTTAAAGTTCGCAAACGATGGACAATAACATAAAATCAGAACTTGATGAAAACAACAATATGATATGGACGGTGTACGATGAAGATGGGTTTATCATCATACGGACAACCGACAAAAAGTTGGCAATAGGAGCATACAAAAATGGCAGAATTTGAAGTTGCTGGTATGACATTCAAAGGGGGAAAGGCGGCGGTTGTCTTGACTGCTCTGTCGACTTTGGGTGGTGCCTCATGGGGTGCGTTTGAGTTTTACAAAGACTACATGGACATGCGAGAGATTGTCCAGAACATTGACGTTGATGCAATCGATGCTCGTAATGCTGTAATCGAAACAAAACTCGACGAGGCCATCGACTACACACGCGACATTAAAAATTCCCTAAAGGATGACATCACTCGAATAGAACGTGTCTCAGAACGCACTTCAGGACGTGTGAAGGACATTCAGGACGATATTGATGAGAGACTTAGGGAAGTTTCGGATCTTACTCGTGAAACGGAAAAAGACGTGCGAGACACCATGCGAGACCTAGAGGATCGTATTGATGGTAAGATGACGAAACTTGATACTGATCTTCGCGACACATTACAAAAGGCATTAGATAATCCTCTCGCTGATCAGTGACATCTAAATACTAGAGTAATTAATTTTGGATGTCGATGTATGCAACTTTTTGATGAACTAAATGATGATAACTTTGAACTCTTTGCGATCCGCAGTTACTACAATCCTCGTTGTGTGGATGCAGAAGAGTTTTATGAAGATCTCAACCGTTTTAAATACGTAAAGAGACTGATCACTCGTTACCGTGATAACGGTGACCCACCCGTACACCTTCTGTTAAATCACTTGGTTGTTATCTTCAATGTGTTTGGTATCGAAGGTGGTCTCAAAATGCTTGAGTTCAAATTCCCTGTATGGGATGATTGGGAGATTATAAAACCGTTCTTGATCTATCTTCGAGTTACCGAAAACACTAAATACTCAAGTATCTCTATGGATCAACGTATAGTTGACAAATTAAGGAAAATATAAATGTCGTTAGCAAGCAGAGCCGGTGATTTATTCTATACATTTAGGTTTATAAAAATGTTAACCACACCGTTCAAAGACACCGATGCATTTAAGTTAGGTATCATCGACGAAAATGGTAAACGTATAAAAAGTAAACAGGTCAAGACTTCTGAAGAGAAGTCTGCGTTTACTACCTTCCATCGTTTGGTATTTAATCTCAAGAAACTGTTAGAGAAATTGCCCGGCGGTAAGAACACTCTCTCATCCTATGCCGCAGCTTTGTTTCTTCTCAGAGAAAAGTATGAGTTGTCGGACGATTCTATTCAAAAGATTTTGGACAAGATGGAAGTTGATACAACCAACGTGGTTAACGAAGGTTGGTATCAGATGAACAACAATGTGTTGATGCCAGGCGTATACAAATTGAAAGAAGATAAGTTAGATATTCCCCAGTGCAACGACATTGCATTTAAAGGTGACACGATCCGCGTAAAAGAGAACTGTACCCCTATGGGCAATATTGCGGGAATGAATGTTTACATGGTCGAACATATAAATACTAGACAACCCATTTATGTCACCCTTGGAGACATCTACCGATGAAAAGTTTTAAACAGATGTGTGATGAAATGATGACTGCCGCAGATGCAGGTATACCACACGACACTAAAGACGCAGTTTTTAAGAAGAAGAAAAAACCAAAGGTCATGACTAGACACTATATTGAAGTATCTGGTAAGAGACGAAGACAGACGAAATGATTCGTTTGCTACCGGTCATATTGTTACTGTCCGGTTGCGTTGCAGTATCGCCGAATCTTGAGTCACATGAAGATTTAGTAACGGGTCAGTTGTATTACTCGTTAGAATTAGGAGTGTCATACCCTAAAAAGAAATTTATGACACCGGAAGAGTGGACAGAATATCATGAAGCGCCCGATAGTATGAAAGAAGCGCTTTATAGATCATACAAGGAGCGCGAAGAAATTGAAGCGAATTGGTCAAATTTTATCAACAACTGTATCCTTGCTGGGACGTTGGACTGTTAAACCATTCGTTTGGTTCTGGATCAAATACTTCGTCAATGAGTGGGAAGTTACGGTCTGGTATGATCCCAAACAAAAAACTCGTTATGTTTTCAAACACGTTGAAATAGTTGGCCCGAAAAAATTAAAGGGCAAACTGATCAGTGGAGAACCGTTTGAACTAAATACACAAGAACCCTTCAACTATCAAGTACGGAAGATAAAATAATGTTTGCAATGATTAAAATGTTACCCCTACTTATTGTCTTGGCAGGTGGGGGATATATGTATCATACTCAACAGATCGCAGTAAGAGATGCGACTATTGCTCAACTCGAAACCAATGCAGTTACTCTTCAAAACAATCAAGTCCGATTAGAGACCGCGTTAGAACGCGAACAGACTGCGCGAGAACAGGCAGAGAATAATCTACAGAACCAACTCAAAGCAGTGGGTGAACTCACTTCAAGAAATGCTGCGTTAACCGCAGAACGAGATGAGTATCTTGGCATTTTCAAACGTCACGACATGACTCGACTTGCTCGTGCAAAACCCGGCTTAATAGAACCACGAATTAACAAAGGAACCGCAGAAGTGTTCCGCGCAATAGAAAATGACTCTAGGGAGATTGAAGATGCGGATTCTTAGTGCACTAATCCTTTTATTGTTTGTTACAGGTTGTTCCAGTATTCCAGGCTTCAAACCGCAACCGATGGTTGCACCTGAACCTATTATTAAAACAGTTACAGAGTACAAGACTCTTGAGATATATCAACCGCCTCTACCCGAAGCAATCAGACTTGAAGATGTAGAATTTTTTGTTATAACAGAAAAGAACTTTGACGAACAGGTCGCAAAATTAGAAAAGATGCAGAGTGGAACCTATGTCCTGTTTGGACTCACTCCACAAGACTACGAGAACATGGCATACAACTTACAAGAGTTACGCAGGTATGTTCGTCAACAGAAGGAAATAATTCTTTACTATAGGCAGGCAACTCAAGGGGACGCGGATACAGATTCCGAAGATTGGTTGGAACGCAATGAAGAAATTGTGGATGACCAGTTGACATCACCCTAGATATAGTGTATTATATCTAATCCTGTAACGAATAACCTGAGTGCCTTTTTATGCCTGTTAAGATAGACAAATCCCGTGACGCCTTATTACAAGATTATGCCGTCGGGATGCTTAAAGACTTTTACCTAAACGAATATGAATCATCACCCCAAGAAGGATACCGAAGAGCCGCAACAGCGTGGTCTGCTGGCGACGATCTTCTCGCACAGAGACTCTATGAGTACGTCTCTAAGAAATGGTTTATGTTTGCTTCTCCGGTATTGTCGAATGCTCCGAACGGGCATGGTAAAGGCAAAGGAATGCCTATCTCATGTTTCCTTACCTACGTTCCGGACACTCTTGAGGGCCTCATTGATCATACTTCTGAACTGCGTTGGCTTAGTGTTTATGGCGGCGGTGTTGGTGGACATTGGTCAGACGTTAGAACAGTATCAGATGTCGCGCCTGGCCCAATACCTTTTCTCCATACCGTAGACGCGGACATGATTGCCTACCGACAGGGTAGGACACGTAAGGGTTCGTATGCGGCATATATGGATGTGTCACACCCCGACATCGTCGAGTTCCTGAACATGCGTATTCCTACAGGTGACGTTCAACGTAAGGCATTGAACCTTCACAACGCACTCAATATCACAAACGAATTCATGCAGGCGGTGATCGACAACACAGACTTTGATCTACGAGACCCCAAGGATGACACTGTCAAGGAGTCTATCAATGCACGTAAGTTGTGGGAACGAATCTTGGAAGTTCGTTTCCGTACCGGTGAACCCTACCTGAACTTCATCGACACTGCGAACGAACATCTACCACAGCCCCTGAAAGATCTGGGGTTGCGTATCAACGGGTCTAATTTATGTAATGAGATCCACCTACCAACGAGTGCGGATCGTACAGCGGTTTGTTGCCTTTCGTCTCTAAATTTGGAGTATTATGATGAATGGAAGGACACTACTATTGTCGGGGATCTTGTTAGGATGCTTGATAATGTATTGCAGTATTTCATTGATAACGCACCTGATACGGTCGCAAGAGCAAAGTATAGTGCACTCCGTGAACGATCAATTGGTCTTGGAGCAATGGGTTTCCATTCCCTTCTACAAAAACATGGAGTTGCTTGGGAGTCTGATAAAGCGCGAGAAATCAACGATGTTGTGTTCTCTAAAATCAATTCCGACGCAGTTAGAGAAACACAAAGACTGGCCGAAGAACGAGGGGAATATCCAGACGGTGTCGGTTCAGGTCGAAGGAACTCACATCTTCTTGCGATTGCCCCCAATGCATCCAGTGGCGTTATCTTGTCAACGTCTCCGTCTATTGAACCCGCCAAAGCGGTTGCATACACCCACAGAACGAGAGCTGGTAGTTTCCTTGTAAAGAACGTGTACTTCGAAGAACTTCTCAACGAGAAAGGCGAGAACAACGAGTCGGTGTGGACATCAATCATCACCAACAAAGGATCGGTGCAACACCTACCATTCTTGACTGAGGGTGAGAAGGCGGTGTTTAAGACTGCACAAGAGTTAGATCAGAATTGGGTAGTACAACACGCCGCAGATCGACAACCCTACATATGTCAAGGTCAGTCTGTGAATCTATTCTTCCCTGCCGGTGCGGAGAAGTCGTATGTGAACAAGGTACACATCAAGGCGTGGAAAGAAGGTCTCAAGGGATTGTACTACCTACGCACAGAGGCAAAGTCTCGTGCAGAAAACGTATCAGAGAAAGTAGAACGGGTTGCACTACAGGACGACAACCGGTCTATAGTTTATTCTAAAAAGAATTGTCCCTTCTGTGCAATGGCAATGGAGGAACTTAAACTTCGTGGTATACCTTTTGACAAGGTTGATCTCGAAGAAATTGGGAAAACTGCTTCAGAGGTCACGGGCAGGAAGGTAAATACAGTACCACAAATTTACATTGAAGGTGAATACGTGGGTGGATATGACGATCTTATGAAGAAGTTAGACGCAACAAACGCTAACCAATCGGAGGAATGTCGCGCATGTGAAGGATAAAGTGCATGACAACAATAAAAAGTTTTGGTGGTAAATCTCGCGTTAAAGGCTGGATGATTCTCAAAAGAGAAAAGTCCCAATCTTTTAGAAATTTTGTTAGAGGTAAAACGGAGTACGACAGTAGATACAATAAAAAATTAGAGAAGTTCTTTATTCAGAATGAAGTTGATCAAAGGAGAGTTGCAATTGATGTTGGCGCATCATATGGTTTTGTGACTGAGTACCTGAGTCAATCTTTTGATGAGGTAAAGTCTTTTGAAATCGTACCACAAATCAGACAATGTTTAGAAATCAATGTGGACTATCGCGAGATGGACAACGTTGAAGTTTTTCCGTGTGGTTTGGCCGACGAAGAAAAAACTATTGACATTTGGTTCAATCCATTGTATACTGGGCATTCATCTGCATATATGAACGACGACATCAATCGAGAAGGTGACACTATCGAATGTGAAGTTCGAGCGTTAGATTCTTTTCAGTTTGAAAACGTAGACTTTCTGAAGATAGATGTCGAAGGTGCAGAATTAGATGTATTAAGGGGTGGTATGAATACGATTGAAACACATCGTCCTATCATTACCACAGAACACGCACAAAAAACACCGGAAGCTATACGAAACTCTTATGAGGTAATAACTCTAATGGATAGTTTGAACTACAGATATGTTAAAACTATTTGTGGAGACTTCGTATGGGTTCCAGAGGAATTTTAAATGTATTCTGATAAAGTATTAGACCACTACGAGAATCCTCGTAACGTGGGCAAGTTTAATCGAGAAGATGAGGATGTAGGTACAGGTATGGTTGGCGCGCCTGCTTGTGGTGATGTAATGCAGTTACAAATAAAGGTCAACGAAGATCACATCATCGAAGATGCCAAGTTCAAGACCTATGGATGCGGAAGCGCAATCGCATCATCCAGTTTGCTTACCGAATGGGTAAAAGGTAAGAGTCTCGATGAAGCTGGAACAATTACAAACACGGAGATCGCAAAAGAACTTTCACTCCCACCCGTTAAAATTCACTGTTCCGTGTTAGCGGAAGATGCAATCAAAGCAGCCATAAAAGACTACAAGGAAAAACATTAATGTCATTACTAGACTTTAGTAAAACGTACAAACCCTTCCAGTACCCTTGGGCAGTTGAACTGTCAAAGAAACATGAAGAGGTGCACTGGATCGAAGATGAAGCGGAGTTGAGCGAAGATGTCCAAGACTGGAAAACCAAACTCACCGAAGACGAAAAAGAATTCATCACGCAAGTATTGCGACTGTTCACACAGTCTGACGTTCAGGTTGGGGAGAACTACCACGAGTTACTCATCCCTAAATTCAAAAACAATGAAGTGCGAAATATGCTCTCTTCCTTTGCGGGTCGAGAAGCCGTCCACCAAAGAGCCTACGCATTGCTCAACGACACGCTTGGTCTTCCCGACGAAGAGTACCACAAGTTTCTCGAATATAAAGAGATGGCGGACAAAGTAGATTTCATGAAAGAGGGTGACACTTCTTCTCATACAGGTCTGGCCCTTGCGCTGGCACAGTCTGTATTCAACGAGGGCATGTCTTTGTTCAGTTCCTTTGTCATGCTACTCAATTTTCAACGGTTCGGTAAGATGAAGGGTATGGGTACGATCGTCGAGTGGTCTATCCGTGACGAAACTCTACACGTGCAGGGTAACGCAAAGTTGTTCCGGACATTCTGTGAGGAACACCCTCGCATCGTAAATGATGAACTCAAGTCGAAGATATATAGTATGGCGCGGAATGCCGTAGACCTTGAAGACAAGTTTATCAATCTTGCATTCAAGGGTAACGATGTTCAGGGTTTGACAAAAGAGGAAGTGCGTCGATACATTCGACATATTGCAGATCGCCGTCTTTTGCAACTTGGACTCAAAACTAAGTTTAGACAAAAAGACAATCCACTCCCATGGCTTGATTGGGTGTTAAACGGTGCATCTCATGATAACTTCTTTGAGAAGCGAGTCACCGAATACTCCGTAGTCGGTATGGAAGGCGAATGGGGGTGGGAAGAGGTAGCATGAAATGGAATATGAATACACCTTGGTGTGTGCCGCTTGTGAGAGTCACGTAACACTCATAGTAGAAGACACCGAAGAAAAACCAACACACTGTCCTATGTGTGGATCTCCCGCAACAGATGAGTGGGAAGATTAATGTGGTACTTTCGAGACAGTGGCGAACCTTTCGAACCCGATGAAGAATTCTTGTCGCAGTACGTTGGGTTCGTCTACTGCATCACAGAAGAGGACACCGGTAAAAAGTATATCGGTAAGAAGTTCTTCTGGTCACGCCGTAAACTCCCCCCATTGAAAGGTAAGACTCGCAAACGTATAAAGGTCGTTCAATCTGACTGGCAAGACTATTTTGGTTCAAGTGAAGAACTGAAACAGTTGGTCGAGTCTAAGGGTAAGAACGTCTATCACCGCGAGATATTACACCTGTGCAAAACAAAAGGTGAATGTAGTTACCTAGAAGCCAAAGAACAATTTGACAGAAATGTCTTACTTGATGATAAATACTATAATGAATTTATTGGATGTAAGATACATTCGAAACATCTAAAATTATAAATAACTTTATACATTCAACGAGGTTTTATTGTGTTACGTTTTCAACAATACTTAGAGGAAGGTGTCAACGATCCTGCGATCTTCAAGGCAGTATTTCTCGCAGGTGGGCCCGGTTCTGGTAAGTCATTTATTGTAGGTAAGACCGGTCTTACGTCGATGGGATACAAGGTTGTCAACTCTGACGATGCGTTTGAAGCGGCAATGAAAAAGGCGGACATGGAAATGACGCCTGACAATATCTTCTCTCCAAAGGGTCAAGAACTACGTGGTAAGGCAAAACGTCTCACAGGCACGAAACAGGCGCGTTACATAAAGGGTCGGCTGGGTCTAGTGGTCGATGGTACCGGTAAAGACCCTGAAAAGATCGCACGACAGGCACAGAAGATCCAGGCATTGGGTTACAAAGCCGCAATGATTTTTGTCAACACAGACCTCGATACCGCATTGAAACGCAATCGTATGAGAGCGCGTTCACTCCCCGACGCAGAAGTAGAAGCGTATTGGAAAGCAGTCCAGCGCAATACTGGTAAATTCCAACGCATGTTTGGTAAAGAAAATTTCCTTGTAGTTGATAATAGTGAAGGTAAGAACTACGAGAAAGAAACACTTCGTGCATATCGTGATGTTCGAAAGTTCACCGATCAACCTCATAACAAGAAAGCACAGAAGTGGATTGATACAGAGAAGGCCGCTATCCGTCAAGCGGGTAGGTCGCGTGGTGGAAGTGGTAGTAGATAACACTTGACAACACGCCTACATATCTGTATAATGAGTTTTATGCGATAAGGAAATATCATGGCAATTACCAAGACCCGTTTACAAGTTTATGAAATTTTAGATAAGGCAGCTAAACAACGTGCCAAGAAAGACAAGATACAAGTGTTACGCGACAATGAGATGATGGCACTGAAAGACGTGCTTCGCGGAACATTCGATAAAGTTATCCAGTGGAATCTACCAACTGGCCCTGTACCCTACACTCCATCTTCCGAAGAATCCCCGCCAAGTTCTCTATTGAAGACACATATGAACTTCAAATATTTTGTGAAGGGTTTACTGGAATCCGAAAGATTATCTCCCGTAAAAAGGGAGAAGATGTTCATTGACATGTGTGAGTCAGTGCACCCTCGTGATGCAGAAGTGTTAGTCGCTATGATAAACAAGAATCCGCCCATTAAGGGTATCACAAAGACACTGGTAAAGGAGGCATTTCCAGATTTAATCGTTGAATAATTTCCCACGTTACAACAATAAGGAGAGAGTATGGTTGAACCAAATCAACTAGAAAGACTTAGAAAAGACTCGCGAGAGTTGGGACATTACATTCATAAATTGCAAAAAAGGGGGAAAGCAGATATTGCATATAAAGTTGCGAAACGACAAACGTTTTTAGATACTGCAATATCACAAGCTGAAACTCGACTAAGGGGGTGATCCTTATCTGGAACTGGCCCCCTTGATGGGGCCTTTTTCATTTCTGGAACTACATTTATGCCTACATACGATTTAAGAAACAAAGAGACCGGAGAAGTAAAAGAGATGTTTGTCTCTATCTCCAAGAAAGAAGAAATGGTTTCCTCTGGACAGTGGGAACAAGTACATCTAAGTGTACCAGAATTAGTTACTCATACAGGTTCAGTGTTGGGTAAGACATCCGGTGATTGGAAAAACAAACTGGATCAAATCAAAAAACAGTCTGGTGGTAATACCGGACTATCAGACGCGAAGAAACGTAAGTACGGATTCGTAGATAACTCGATACATAATTGATGAAGACTAAACAACAAATGAACGAGTCGATGAATATTCGTCTTGACGATATGCGTACTATCGAACCCATTACCGGTGCACAGAAATATGCATGGCAATCATGGCGCGAGGGAGACAACCTCGCCATGGTGGGTACTGCGGGTACAGGTAAGACATTCCTTGCAATGTATCTCGCACTTGAAGAAATCATGGATAAGAGTACCCCGTTTGATTCTCTACGTATCATCCGCAGTGCCGTACCCACACGAGAGGTTGGGTTTTTGCCTGGCACAATTGACGAAAAACTGGATGCATTCACTGGGCCTTATCGTGCCGCTGCGGCGGATCTTTTTGAAGATGATCGCGCATATGAAAAACTCGTGCATAATAAATATATACAGTTTGAATCAACATCCTATATAAGAGGTGTGACATTCGATAATACGATTGTTTTGGTAGATGAGATGCAAAACCTTAACTACCACGAACTGGATTCCGTGATGACACGGATTGGACATTGTTCTAAAATCATTTTCTGTGGAGATTACAAACAGTCTGATTTCAAACAGATGTCTGATAAACAGGGTATCAATACCTTCCTTGAGATACTTGAACAATTGAAACACTTTTCGGTCGTTGAGTTCAGTTGGGAAGATATTGTCCGGAGTGGTCTCGTAAGAGACTACATAATGACAAAGGAGTGGATGGGGCTATGAGTGACCTATTCGATTTTGGTTTTACGGCCGTCACGGAAGACGAACTCGAAGTAGTACAGTCAACCACGGCGAAGGTAGAAACCACAACAGACACACTAGATAAGTTGTACAACGCAATCACGCCGTTGTTAAACAATCTAAAAGCAAATCCTGAAAAGGATTACATTTACTGGCCTAATCGGTTAGATAAGGTAGAACAATTCGAAGATCATCTACAGAAGATCTATAGGGGAGAGTGATGACCAGAGAAGACGCGCTTGCTGAATTAAATGCGACGTGGAAGTATCGGTATGACACTGAACAGTATTTGTCTCGCGACTTTTGGACAATAATGAAAGAACCACCATACGAAGGCGACTGCGAAGATTATGCGCTCACTCTTCTATGGTTGATGAACGATAAATCTATGTGGAAGTTCTGGTGGTCATTGATCACCTACAAAGCACAGATGCGTCGAGTAATTACAAGGAATGGTGGTGGTCATGTTGTGTTAAAAATGGGAGATTCTTACTGCGACAACTGGACTAAGGAATTTGTGACATGGGATGTCATGAGTGAACTAGGACACAAAAAGAATTGGTGGTTTTACACACCATTAGATGTTGCGGTAAAAATGGTAGTAGGCAGGATCAAACGATCCATCGACAGTTTTTTGGAGAACAAAAAATGAACAGAGAAGCAGTTTTTGAACAGTTAAAAATCGACGAAGGAGTTGAACATGAGATTTATCTTGACCATCTTGGATATCCTACTTTCGGAGTCGGTCATCTCGTGCTTGAGTCAGATCCAGAGCACGGATTACCCGTCGGAACAGTCGTATCAGATGAGCGCGTTGCGGAGTGTTTTGACAGAGACCTCGATCTGGCAATAAGTGAGTGTGTTGCACTTTACGGTGCAGACATCTGGGAAGGATTTCCTGGCGAGGTGCAAGAGATTCTCGTGAACATGATGTTCAACATGGGACGTACACGTCTGGGTAAGTTCAAGAAGTTTAACGCAGCATTGGAAAATGGTGATTGGGCGACCGCAGGGCTTGAAGGACGCGACAGTTTATGGTATCGTCAAGTAACTAATCGTGCAGAACGTCTTATGTCGAGAATGGATAATGTCTAGGCGAAGACAGTCTCGTAGATCTGACTACATACCCATGCGTATGGAACAACTCAAGATCGAACGAGACAATCCGCACAACTCGCCTATCGATGCTGAGTGGTACAACCGTATCATTCAGGAACTCGATTGGGCGAACATGATGACTGAAGAGTCTGAACATACTAATTGTTTTATGGAGAAAGAAGAGAAGTAAATTATGGCAAAGTACAGCCGATATGATCCTCGTAATAAAAAGAAAGACCGACACAAGAATCGATATCTTGGTAGGACACAAAAACCAGAACGCAGAGAACTCGATAAGGACGATATCGAACTGCAACGATACTACGAATCATTTAGAGTGAAATAAATGAGTAATTGGTTCCGCGAACCAATCTCTGGACAACCTATTTTTGTTAATGAAAATTATGAAATAGATTGGCGCGGAACGATTGGAGTAGGTGATATACTGTATGGGTTGAACTGTGCACACTCACTCGCGCACATGTTCAACCATCCTATCAAGATGAATGTGTTCTGGACACACGATGAAGACTACATCTATCATTACGAAGATCCTGAAACTATCATCCAACGTTCACACTATCTACACAGTATGTACCATCGTCAGAGTGATGTCACGGTCAATCACATATTCAATTCTACTGATCAAGAGATCGAGAAACTGAGGTGGCGAGGATTCGGTCACATCAAGGATCAACAACGAGTCATTACCTTTGGTCACTGGCCATTCCGAAAGGAATTGTATCACAAGGGTATACCTAAGAAAGTTGTATTCTGGAGACCAACCTTCAACCGTGAAATTCCAAGTGGTGGTAAGAAATGGAAGATGACCTTTACGGTTGGTGAGTGGGAACGTATCATACAGTTCCTAGAACTCAAAGGATACAACCTAGTTGAACTAGGATATCGCACACCCGTCAATGAAGCTCTGTATCATATACGCACCGCATCTTTTTGTATTTTCTATGATGGTATGTGGCAGTATATCTCGCGCAATCTGTGCAAACCAGTAATCACATTAGGTGGCAGTTCTATTGCAAAGGTTCACAGTCCACAAGGAATTCATTTCTCTGAACCACATGATCCAAAAAACCACTTCTGGGATTACCTATATAAATTACCAAGGAACGAACAACACCTAAATAGTAGAGCAAATCGTTATAAAAATAGTCTATGGGATAAAATAAATGTTTCAGATTGATCGTGCAGTGATAGAAATCAACGGGGGGTGTAACTTCTCGTGTAGTATGTGTCCACAGGATATGCGTACCGGTGGCAGACACAAAGACTTTTTGCGTAAGATGACTCTCATTGAGTTTGAAGCAAATGTCGCAGACTGTGCAAAACACGGTCTCAATGTAGTCAACCTTGACGGTAGTGGTGAGGCGACACTGAATCGCAACCTACCAGAGTATATCAAGATTGTCAAGCGTTATGGCGCAAAGGCAGTTATCTTTTCAAACGGTTTTAATATGAAGGGTCAGTTTATGCGCGACTGTGTCGACGCAGGCCTTGACTTCTATCGGTTCTCATTCATTGGGTCAAATCGTGAACAATACGACAAATGGATGTACAATCGTATCGGTAGTAACTATGATATAATCATAAATAACATACGCGAAATGAAAAAATATGTGGATGAAACGCAATCCACATGCACTGTTGCAACGTATCACCTTATAACTGACAACGATAACCTTGACCAAGAACTTGAAGAATACAAGTCTCTTGTTGAGGACTTAGGCGTCTCCACAGAAATCTGGAAGATGCACAACTGGAGCGGAGTTTACAAACCGGAATATGACAGAAACGGAAGTGTTAAAACTTGTGGTCGTCCTTTCAGTCCCGATGTCGTTATACGGGCTGGTGGTCTGGACGGTCGTTCAGGGGCAGTTGCGCCATGTTGTCAAGTCCTTGGAAGAGACGAAGAAGCAGTTCTTGGACATACAAGCGAGTCAACAATCGAAGAAATCTGGTACGGAGAAGCATACGAACAATTAAGGGAACAACACCGAACCGGTGACTATCCTGATTTCTGTAAGGGGTGTGACTTCCTACTCGATGATCCAGAAGTGTTAGTGTACACCAATTTTGGTCGTGACAATTATAAGATGTACGGTACAGAATTTGATCTGGATGATTATCGCGATGTCACAACGACCTGAAGTATGGATGATCCAAATCCCCGACAATCCTCGTTCGATGTATTATCGTGGACGGGTCGAAGAGTCATGGAAAGATTATAAGGTTAAATACTTCAACGCAATCACGCCACAGAATCCACCGAAACACAAATACTTGAACTTTGGTAAAAAACGTGATACAATAGAGTTCACTGATACTGAAATAGCTGTATGGTATAGTCATGTAGAGTTATGGGCAAAGGCGAGAACCAGACCGATTCTGATTATCGAACACGACGCACTTTTGGTTGAACCAATACCAGATGAACTGTTTGATAATGATATGGTTTGTTTTGGACATACTGGTAAATCAAAACAGACTTTGCCTGGCCTTGCGTACTACCTTACACCTGAGATTGCTAAGATCATGGTAAACGGAGTCAAGAACACAGAAACTATTGCATGGAACTCGGACGGGTCTATACATAGTTATTGTAAAAAGCATGGAGTGTTCGCGACAGAACACGTGTATCAAGTGCAGAACCGTTCGATTGGAACAACTATAGAGCACCTTAAAAAATGAGAAGATTGATATATCAAGTTTGTTTGGGAAAGGCGAAGGATTCCAAACTATACGCACACTGTATTGAGAGTGTCAAGAAGTATTGTAAAAGACACGGCATCAAACATCTGGTGCAATCACAACCAGTATTGTGTATTCGTCCAGATCCTTTCATGAGTAATCGTTCCGAAGAGTCGTGGAAAAAACACGGTGGGTTCCTACCTATCTACGAGAAAGAGAATGCGTTTCGCCAAGAGTTTCTACACAAGTATGATCAGATTGCGATTGTAGATGCAGACATCTTCATCCGTGACGATGCACCAAATATCTTTGACGACTTTGATAAGAACACAGTGTTTGGCGCAGTCTGTGAACGTGAAATGCCTATCAACGAGAAGTACAAGGCAAAGATCACCAACTACTCAATCATGCAGTATAAACCACTGCACAACACAAGAGTCGACTTTAAGCCCAACAACCTTGGGTTTGAGTTTTTCAATATGGGGTTGATCCTTTTCAACACAAAAAAACTAGAACCGTTTTTGCGTGGACAAGACCCACAACAGTTTATTGAACGTGGAGAGTTCATGGACTTCGTGAATGGTAAGGGTGCATGGAAATGGTCGACTGATCAAACTCTGTTGAACTTCTGGATCAAGAAACACCGTATACCGATTCAACATCTAAGTTGGAAGTGGAATGGGTTGTACACCGCAAATACTAATATACCTGAGTGCAACTTCATACATTTCTTTTTAAAAGATTTACTGCCCTCACAAGGGGAAAACGTCGAAGAGTTAATGAAACTGATATGAAATCTTACGAAGAAAAAACACAAAAATTTTCTACTTGGGGGGACAAGTATCTTCATCACACCGATGTGTTATACTCTATTCAGTATGAAGATAAGTTCAAACCAATCAATGTACAACTCTGTCTATGTGAGGTCTGTGACAGTGATTGTCCTTTCTGTTCGGTGGCTGCAAGACCACTGAAGAGTTATATACCTTGGGACAAACTCACAAAGATGTTAGTGGACTTTCGCGAGATGGGTGCAAAGGCATTAGAGATTACCGGTGGTGGTAATCCTATGTTGTACCGTGACAGGAAAGCAAAAAAGAACATCAATGATGTTGTAAAGTTTGCGGGTGATCTGGGGTTTGATATCGGTATCATTACCAACTCAGAGAATATCGAAAGACATCTCAACCCCGAAGTTTACGAATATGTAAATTGGTTACGGGTCAGTCTAATTAAACTGGATGAAGGCAAAGACCCCGAAGACTATGATTTCGGTTCTTTTCCTCGTGACCGTATTGGTATTAGTTATATCATATATGAAAGTACAGGAGGTGTACCAGACGAACTCTCTCGAACTAATAAACCTTATGTTGGTACCACGGTAGAAAGTATTCGTAAGATTGCACGATTGGTAGAGTTGAATCCCCAACTAAAATTTTGTCGCATCGGTGGTA